TGTTTTTCAATATCTTCTGCGAATAGTCTTTTTAGTAGCTTTAACATACTTTACCACACTTTCCACAATAATAATTCATTGGTATTTCTCTGCTAAAACTAATATCTAAAGAACCACAATTACATATCATTACTTGTTTTATATATCTATACCAAAATATTTTTAGTAGCTTAATCATAATAACTGACTTTCTATTCTATCTTTTGCTATATTAAAGTATTTCGCATCTTTTTCAATTCCGATAAATTGTCTATTAGTATTAAGACAGGCAACACCAGTTGAAAAACTGCCTGCTGTGAAGTCTAGGACTAACTCGCATTCATTTGTATATGTCTTTATTAGATATTCCATTAAAGCTACTGGCTTTTGTGTTGGATGTGAGCCTACATTATGGACACTTGCAAATTCTAAAACTTGTCTAGGATAATTAGACTTTAACTGCTTATGTTCTCCAACCTTTTTACCATTAGTTCCCAAAATACCACCATTTTTTGCTCTACCTTCTGTTATATTATGTGTAATGTTGCAATCTATTGTTCCTTGTGGGTTATAAGTTGATTGTTTGTCGTAAAAAATTGATATATTCTCTAAATCTCTTAATGGTTGTTTTTTTGCATTCATTGCTCCTGAAGGTCTGCTTTTTTTCCACACCCAATCATATTTATAATTCTTGATATTGCTCATTCTCAAAGCACTACTAAAAGGTTCACTGCCAAATAAGACAATAGCACCATTATCTTTAATCAGCTTGTTTAATCGTTCCCACATTTCATCAAAAGGTATAACAGAATCCCACTTGCAGGCAGTAGTTCCATAAGGTGGGTCTGTTATAATAGCATCAACTTTAACACCATCTGCAATAAGTTTATCCATTACTTCTAAGCAATCTCCATTATATAATTTAATCATTTAATATCCTTTCCTGTTATAGTGTCTTTTTAGTAGCTTAATCATTGGTGGATTCCTTTAGTTGTTTTGCAATATCCTTTTTACCCAATACTCTAGCAAATTTCTTATTAACAAAAGTTTCAATGAAACTATCACAATCAGAATAAGACCACCCTTTTAATAAACCATAAGGCTTTCTTTTAGATTTATGTTTTCTTCTTTCACTCATCATTGTTTCCTTTCTCTGTGTGGATGTTTCCTATTATTTCTAATATTTCTATTTTATCCATAGAATGTTTAATATATTTATCTTTATACATATTACTATCATCTTCAAGGGCAACAATTCTATATCTATCCCAAGAAATTACACTTTCAAATATTCTTTTTCCGTTTTTTCTAACCCTAACTTTATCATTAAAATAAACATCTTTAGATTCTTTCTTATCCTTTAATCCTGTGCATTTAATAATCTTAAAATCTATAATCCCATTTTTACCTATTTCTACCTTTTCTATTGGCTCCATAGGATTGTGTTTGTATAAATCTCCAGATTGTGATAATAAATACCAACTAGCCTCTGTTTCTATACATTCTGATATTAACTCTCCTATTTGAAACTTAATCCAAACTCTAAACTTAAATCTATCTTCCATTGTATCCTCCTATTTTAGTTGTTTTAAATATTCCGACCATTGTTTAGCCATTGCTTCTGCTATACCTTGAAATGTTTTGCTTCTTAATATAGAACTTCTGGCTTTAGTACCTTTATTTTTTCTTGGATTACCATATTGGTCTTTAGAACCACCAGACACCCAACTTACTATATTATCTCTGATTAAATTAGTAGATTTTAAATCTGGCAAACCTTTTAACCATAGTCTAGTTTTTTTACTATAAGGATGTCCAAACTCATAAGGTTGTATTTCTTGTGTATGTTTAGGCATATTAAATACTAGACTTGAAACTGGATTTTCTATTGCAATATGCTCACAATCTGCATTATATATCTCCATAAAAAACTTTTTTGCATCTAAACCTTTTTCATATCTTTCAATATTTAACTCTCCTTTTTTAGGGTAAAGTCTGCAAGCTCCTGCATTTGATATATATGTGCAAGGTGGGAATGCTATAATTAAATCCCATTTCTCTTTCAATAAAGGCAAAACATCTCCTTGTATATGCCATTCTGGTTTTCCTCCACTACAAGGCAATATATCGCAAGAATAAGCCTCGTGTCCTAATTTTCTAAATTCTTTACATACTGTTTGCGATTCCTCACAAGCTAATAATATCTTCATAACCCTAACCTTTCTAATTTAGTTGTTAAATTCTGTTGTTTTAAAACACATTGATGTATATGTATGCAATCCCAACTCCTGCTAATAAATATATAAGCTGTTGTAATATAATCTTTATAATATCCTTCATAATATCCTCCTATTTTAGTTGTTAAATTGTTGTATGATTTCGATAAGCATCACATATATTACAAAGCCTTGTTCCTTTATAAACCATTGTATTGCATTCTTCACAATAATCTAGCTTATACCATTTCATAAATAACCAAGTTTCTATTTCTTTCCATTTTCTCATAATATCCTCCTATTTTAGTTGTTCAAAAGCTTTAACCTTCTCATATATATTATAACAGCTATAACATACATCATATTTGTTTGCATCTTTTATATTATCGCAATCCTCTTTGCTAGGTAGTGAATAACAACCACTCTCTATAATCTTTTCACATACATCGCAATGAATTCTTTTACTCATAACCCTAACCTTTCTAATATCCAATTTACTACTCTATCGTATAAGTGCATTGTTTATACTCCTTTATTAAATATAATATTCTTTATAATTATTAAATTATATAATATAACACCTAACAAAAACATAAAATCACAATTATCACCTAATATAATTATACCTATAAATCCAAAAAACATAGTTTCAAAAAAAGAAAATAAATTTATTTTTAGCATCCTACTCCCCCAATCTTTTATCAATTAAATCTGCAATCTGTAATACTACTTCTTGAGATTCTATTAAATCTTCTTTTGTTATTTTACTTGCTTTCATTTGATCTAGTATATCACTTAATCCTTTTGTTAGTGTGTCGTTTTTATTTGTCATTTTGTGCCATTCTTTCTTTTTGTTTTTGTTTTAATCTTGTTAGTTCTGCTTCTGCTGATTCTTTGTCTTTGAAACAGTTGCCAGTGTTAAAGAAAATTTTGTAGCTATGATATTTATTTCCCCAAATCTGTTCTAATGAGTCACTTTCATTCATAGGCACATAAAACTTCATACCTTCTTCAAGCTCTCTAATAGCCCTACCTTCCGAATCCCAGTAGTTGTCTTTTACTTCTACTAGCTTATCTTGGTTTTCTAGTAGATATGTTGGTTTTAAAGTTCTAAACATTGACATATTTGTTGCTATGGTTTCAAATGAACTATATTCTCCATCTTCATTCTTGTTAAATGTCCTGTTATCAAACTCAAAGTCCTTGCCTTGTAATATAGCTTCTTTCATTGTTCTTTTCATTTTGTTTTCTCCCATTTTAAATCAACTCTAGTAAATTCTCTTATAATCTTAAATGCTAATTCACTATGTGTCTTTTTATATTGTTTTACTGCTATCTTATATATTCTTATTAGCAATGATCTTAGTATCTTATTTTCTGCTTTATATCGCATACTACCACCCTTTAACTAGATTTACTACTAGCCCATTCTTTAATAGTTTTCTAGTAATCCAATTATAAGGATATAGATTGTTTTTATATAATATTTTCATAATTAAATCTCCTTGTTTGTTATTTCTTTATAATTAAACATTTTTTCTTGTAATTCGCATTCTTCATTTTTTAATATTTCTAATCTTTTAATTTCTTCTTTAAGTTTTAATATTTTACAATCAAACTTATCTTTAATATTTTTTTGTTCTGCATTAACTAAAATTTCTAATCCTTTTTTTGTCAAAAGATTGTAAGAATACATATTAGTATAACTATCTTTTTGTTTTCCAATAAAAACATCATCTGTATTATTTTTATGTTGATTATAAATAGTAGAATTTAGTATTCTTAGTTTACTAATAAAATTACCATCTAACATTCTATCAAACCAAGTATACATTTTAGATATTTTTACTACCTTTGATTCAAAAACATTAAGACTATCAAATCTTTTAGTTAATATAGTATCTCCAACCTTTAAGTCTAATAAGTTTATTTCTTTTGTCATAATTTTCCCTTTCTTAGTTTTGTTTTTCCGAATCGCCTTATATACAATATAAAGTATATATTTATATTATGCAAGTAAAAACTATTTATTTTTATCTAAGAACTCAATCCCTTTGTCTTCCCAGCTTTCAGTGTCTTTCATAATATCTGTGATTGTCTTAAAATCCTTTTTCTTAACGAAAAATTCACAAAGTAAATACAAAAGCATATATTTAGACAATGTTTTTCTCTTAGTTTTTCCTTTTCGATTCTCATAATATGTGAAATATGTTGTTGCTAGCATAACTGAAGCATTCTTTTTAGTTAATCTGCAAGCTTTTAGCATTTTCTCAAATTTCTCTGTTATTATTTTTTTGTTTTTCATCTTATCTTCCATAGTATTCCTCCTTAAAATGGGATGTCATCATCAAAATCATTTTCTTCATAATTAGACTTTTCTTGTTTAACTTCTTTATTATTTACTTTATTGTCATCTTTAGAACTTAATATATTTAGTTTGTTTCCAAATCCATTTAAAACAACTTCAGTTATATACTTTTTTTCTCCTGAGTTAGTTTCATAACTTCTAGTTTGTAAAGCCCCTTCAAGATATAACATAGTTCCTTTGCTACAATAATTTTCAATTACAGAAACTAATCCACCAAAAACTTGTATATTATGCCATTCTGTTTTTTCTTTATTTTCTCCAGTAGTTTTATCTTTCCATTTATCAGATGTAGCTAATGAAAAATTAGCCACTCTACCACCGTTTTGAAAACTTCTTATTTCAGGATCTTTACCTACTCTACCAATTAACATTACTTTATTTAACATCTTCTTTTTCTCCTATTTTTTCTTTTAATTTATTTATAGTTACTATAAATTTTTCTGTTTTTACTTTTTCTTCAAGACTATCAACTATAACATCAATAGCTTCAACTGTTTTACAAGCTTTTAACTTTTCAAATAATTCTCTTTTTTTCTTTTCTTTTTCAAGCTTAGCTTTTTCCTTTTCTCCTATTTTACCTCTACCAGAGCTATCTTCTCCATCATCATCAGTAGCTTGTAATCCAAGAACCGTTAATAAACTATTTCTTCTTGCATAAGTTAAAGATGAACCTAACATTTGTGGGTCTACCCTTACTGTTAATAACTCTAAGTTTGCTTCAATAAAACTTCCTGTATTATGAATCAATTTAGTATTAAGATAATTTTTCCCATCAATAGTTATTGGTGCTTGAATGAAACATATAAAATTATTTTCTCCGATATGTTTATCTACCTCTTGTAAAGCAGTATTTAATTCAACATAAGTATTTTTAAAATGAGGATTAACACCACTCTTCTGTAAAGTTCCTATACTTTCTCTTAATAGAGCATAGTCTTTATACATTGATACATCTATTTTTTCCATAAGATTTTCCCTTTCTTAATTTTGTTTAATACCGAATCGGTATATATACAAGTTAAAGCATATTTAAATAAATTGCAAGCTTTTTATTAATTATTTTTACTTTTATTGTATATATATCTTTCATACATATTTATTGCTATACTTTTAAGCTCAGGAACTGTAAAATTGTATTGTTTATAAAAAGGTATTTCTCCGATTCGCTCTATTTCTGAATGACATAAAAAACAAGTCGGGACAACGAGGTTATCAGATGGTTTCATTCCCATACCTCCACCACCTCCTGCTCTTATATGGTGCATTATAACAGTATCGTTTTTTACTCTGCAAAACATACAATTCATTTCTTTAGCAAAAGCCAGCCATTGTTTATCTTGTATTCTTTCTTTTTTAAAATTACTCATTTCTACCTACCTTTGCATCAGGGAATATATCCCCTAATCCTATCATTATTCTTTGAAATGCTGGAGTGTTTACTCCACTTTCAAACATTTCATCTATTAAAGATTTTATTGCTATCGTAGCATCTTCTTTTTTAACCTTAGACCACGAAACCTCTTTTTCTTGTATTACCTTATAATTTCCTGCTGTTGTTTCACTAACAGTTATAAGTCCTACAAGTTTTTTAAACCTGCTTCTTAATGCTTCATAGTCTTCATCACTACAACAACCACTAGACCAATAACAAGATAATAATGTATGGAATGTTTTGTTTTGTTGATTACTTAACCAAGTTGAATAAACCATTATATCACATACAAGATCATCTGATTTATATTCTTTAATCTTTTTTCTTAGTAGTGGGTGCATAATCCATTGTTTCATAAATTCTTTATTGCCCCGAATCATATCTAATCCTTTTTTTGCTAAAATAAGATTCTTTTACTTCTCCTGTATATGGAGATATATATTCTACTTTTATTTTCTTTCCCCAAGTCTTACCTGTTTTACAATAAGCTGGCTTGCAATCTATCCACTTATATTTAGGTTGCTCTGGCTTGTTATGGTTTATACATATATTTAGTTGCATTGTTTTGCTCCTTTATTTTTTCATTGATTAATCTAATATTTTCTTCAACACCTAGTCTTTCATCTTCTGCATAGATGTCTTTTGCCAACTTATGCTTATATGCTGTTAACTTTCTACGATAGGCTTTCATTTCTCTATTATCTCCATCTAGTAATATGTCTTTTAATTTTCTTAATGCCATTTTCTAACCCTCCTTAAAAATCTATATATGGTTGTAAGTATTTAGTTTGAAATATTATAATATTTTCTTCAATCTTTTCTCTTAAAAATATATTAACATCTCCTATTGCTTTTAAATCTTCTAAATCTGTTATAAACTCCTCTTGCCATTTTATAAATTCAGGCAAATATTCAGCCAGTTTAAACCAATCTCCAATTATTAACCTTTTATGAAAGCATATATATTTACTATCAGTTCTATTCTCTTGCTCTTCCCAAAAGTCTTTCGGTATATTAGCTCTATCTCCATAACTAGCAGAACATATAAATCCTAGTTTATCTTTCATTCTTTTACCTCCCCACTATAACTAACTATTTTTTCTTGATAATCTGATTCATAGTTATTTTTATTTCTATTGAAATACATTATACCTACTTTATTACTAAAACCACCATTCCTAAGTTTTCTTATACAACAAAAGGTTGATTTTAAATTCTCATTTCCTGTATCTTTTAAAATTTCCTCATTTCTCTTGTCGTTAGGTGCGAACATTAATACACAAGTTGCTTCTTTTACTTTATTACTTGAACCTATAAACTCATCAATACTTGGGACTGCTGGTGGCTCTTTACTAACTGTTTTTCTTAAATGTGATAGTGCAAATAGTCCACAAGGTGTTTTGTTTTGTATTTTCCTTATTTCTTTACATATTTCGGAGATATGCATAACATCACTATCACCAGCATTTACTTTGTCTAAATAGTCTATATGGTCTAATATTATTAATTTATAACCATCTGCTACTGCTTGCTCCCAATCTCTTTTTAAATTTTCTAAGTTATAACCATCACTACGACTAATCAATCTTATATGTTCAAATTTTTCTTTAGCTTGACATTCTGCTTTTTCCCAAACATCCCAATTAACTTCTTCATTATGCTTACTAGAAAGTATTTGTCTTAAACTTAAATCATATTTTTTGTTTAATTTACAATAAATAGCATAAGCTTCTTGTAATAAAGAATCATTTGCAAAGTTTTCTAAACTAAATAAACATACCTTATTGTCTTTATTTGCCATTGCTATAATAGTTGATATTGTTGTCTTACCTGCTCCACTTCTAGCTCCTGCAAGAATAAAATCTGTTGCAAGTATATAACCTAGCTTATCATCTAAGTATGGTATTCCAAATCTACCAACATAACCAGCTCTTTTTTGTTCTTCTAGTAATATACTCATTTTGAACTCTCCAATGCTTTTTTAAATAGCTCATCATCATCTAAACTGCTTTTAGGTTTTATCTCTAGCTCATCTTCCCAACAACCTTGACTTAACCAAGTGCTAGGGTGTTTAATATATTTATTATCTTGCTTTTCTACCCAGTCTTTAAATTCTTTGCTATTTACAACATCGATACATTTGCTTTTAATAGTTTCTGATAATCTATTCCAGTTTCTTAATGCTTGAACTTTAGATTTCTTAATTGGGTATTGTAAATAAAAATCTTCAAATACTATATTATCTTTACTTACAATTTCATCTTCCATATGTTTATCATATGTTTTACATATGTTATTTATATCTTCTTTATCTTTATTCTTATTAAGTCTATTGTTTCTGCGACTTTCAGAGTATTTTTTTCTTTTAATAGATTCATCTTCTAATCTTTTATTAAAGTAAAGTCCATTTTTTGCAATAGAAAACTTAGAGATAACTTTAACATCTTCCTTACTACAAATAGAAAATAACTCTTCTTTTGTTAATCTTCCTTTTTGATGTTGAATACAAAGCAAGGTTATATATTTACCTTTTTCTTCATAGTTCATAAATAGTGTTCCTGTTAAGAAATCACTTGTATATAATAATACTGCTGGGTCTTTATTTGTCGTAGTTTTCGATTGTTGTGTCATTGTCTGTGTCCTTTATTAAATCGTTATTTTTTAATTCATCTGAAAAGTCAAATAATCTCTTAACTATAGTATTAGCTAATGATTCGTTGCCTGTAGCATTACAAACCATTCTAATATCTTTTAATGTCTGATTAAATGTTTCTTGATATGTCATTGTCGATGTCCTTTCTTAGCTATTACTAGCTTATTGTAATCACATCAGGTCGACATCTAATCCGAAGAACGAGTGCTTACTGCTATGATTAATTGTTATGTTATACTTGTTTATTTTAAAAGTCAAGTAGTTTTATCATCCTTTGTAAATTTTATGTTCTATTTCTTTGTAATGCTTTTTTAAAACATCTATCTCATCTCTATAATAGTTTCCATTTAATATAAAACCTTCTATATCTGAATGGTTTAATTTTAAATAATTACAATGCCAAGAATGAACTCCTGCTTTATTTCTAATAAAAACAATTTCTTCTCCTCTTATATATGCTTTTTGTAATCCATAAGGTTCTCTTTCACTTACCATTATAGCATATAATGTATTTTCCTCTATCTTCATTTATTTATCCTCCTGTTTTAACTAATAGTATTATGTTTATAATCATTATTATACAAATAATAGAAATATAAACTCTATCATTACTACTTGAATATGTTTCTTTAGCTTCATACATACTTTTCCAGTATTTAACTCTATGTTTTAATCTTGTTTTATGATATTTATTTATTTCTTTTGTTGTTAACATCTTAAACCTGCCTTTTGATTTCTCATATCTTGTTGGTCTGCTAAATCCTCTTTAGATATAGTGCATACATAATCTTTACTAAATGGAGATTTAACTTCTTTTGCTCTTAACTTAGGATTTAAGTTTCCACAAGTCATACACCTGACTCTATCGTTTGTGTTATATTCTCCTCCACATCTTTTACAGTCTTTGTCTAAGTCTTTTTTACTTATATGTTCGTGTAATGTTCCCATAATATTTTCCCTTCTTAGTTTATTATATCCGAATCGATATATATACAAGTTAAAGCATTTCTATTTTAATTGCAAGTAAAAAAATAATTTATTTTTATTTGACAAATAATAATAGTTGTGTAATAATAAATAATATCAGCAATATAGTGTTGTTGTGTAGAAAGAAAGAGAGATAGAATATGATATTAAAGATAATAAAATATTAAAAGGAGAAGTAAGATAAATTATAGTTATGTAGGAGTAATAGGAGAAGATATAACATATTTTAGTAAAAAAGTTACAGTTAGGTAATGTTATTTATATACACTTATATACATTTAAAATCTCTTTAAAATCAATAACTTGACAAACAAGAATAAACAAAAATACATTTTTTTATATACACTTATATACATTTAAAATCTCTTTAAAATCTCTTTAAAATCTCTTTAAAATCAATAACTTGACAAACAATAATAGTTATGCTATATATTAATAGTTAAATAGTAAGTCAGACATTTCAGACTTCACTATATTAATCCCAGCAATGGGTATCTGCTATTTCTGGGCTTTTCTCGGTGGTAGCTAAATTAAGACTACTTATTTATTTAGGTAGTCTTTTTTACTTATATGAGTTTTCTATGTTTTTTTATACACTAATATATTTATGTATATTATGATATTTATTAAGTTAGCATAAGTTTAATATTGGATTTTCATAACATAACAGTCAAAGAAGATTTTATATATCAGCAAAGGCTTTGCAGTTATTTCCATTTTGGAAACAACTTAAAAATCAAAGAAGATTAAGTTTATTTTAATTTAATTTCATCAATCAAGTAAAAGTAAATTCTGGGATTATCTTTGTCATAATCACAACCTAAAAAAATAGGTTCAACATTCTTTGAATCATCATCTACCCAATAATTACATTTTGTCATACAATCAAATAATTGTTGAACTATATTTATATAATCAAAAGTATGTTTAGTTTTTCTGTAAATATATATACCTAGTTTTAAGGGCTTTTCAGTGCCTCTAATAAATTTTAGCCAGTCTTGTTTAGAATTTAATAAACACTGCATTAAAACAGGCTCTTTTGCTATGCAATTATTACTTTTAGTTATAAAACTACGATTAGTTTTGCGATTATATCTAATTTGCTTGCTATTTTTACTAGAATACAGATTAATATTTAGTGTAAACTTATTTTGCGAATCGAACATATTAAATCTTATCTTTCATAAAATAATATAATTCTAATGCTCTTCTTCTAGCTAGTCCACGAGCAGGGGTTTTATTTATATAAATCCAATCCCATTGCTTATATATTTCTTTCAAGTCCTTGTTATCAATAGCTATTTTTAATTTAGACTTGTTATATGCAGAAATACCAACATTATACACTAAGCTTTCTAATGCTATTTTTTGATTAACACCAAGCCATTTAGGAAACTTACATTTTTTATATATTTTTTTTATATCGTGGAAATAATAAGCATCTGCTTTATCTTCTGTTATTTCATCTCCCATTTCAACTGGCTTACCATTAATGTAATGTGTTGTCCCTCTACCAATAGTTGCTATGCCCCCATCATCTGCATAAGCAAAAAGATAGCATTCCTCAAATTCATCTATAATTGGATTTAATTTATTCATAACAATCCTCCTCGTGTGATTTTATTGTTTCCATATTATGTTGGTTTAAATTTACAACAGCAGGGTCAGTCAAGTCAAATTTATATTTACAATCCTGTATGCTTATTCCCTTTAGACTGCAACCATTTAAGATACTTGTCGCGACTAATACCAACATTAGAGTTTTTAATTCTTTGTGTTTTTTCATTTTTCTTTACCGTTTTATTTAATATTTTAACTTTGATTTTATCTCCTCCAGCTTTGAAAGACATAAAAAGCAGAGTTAATAAACTTACTAACCCTGCTACGAATATGTATAAATATTTCTTCATTTTATTTTTCTAACTTTTTAAAGTCAATACCATATTTATCTAAAAATGCATACAGTTTCTTTACAATAGCATTGTCTTTGTCTGTTTTAGTTAGTTTAACAATAAATGTCAATAAACCTCTACTAGCAATTAATCCGGCATACATATAACCAATTATAACTGCAACCTTAGGTGTATATTGTATAATTAAATCTATAATTGTTTCCATTTTCTTTTCTCCTTATTTTGTTTGAAACATAAAGTATTATAAAAACACTTTAATTTATATGTCAAGCTTTATTTAAATTTAGTATATAAACCAGTTATTAACAAGCCTCCTAAAGCTAAAACAACTGATCCTACTACTGCTTTAATAGTTGAATCTGCTATCTTATTTCTTATAATTAATTGATTTTCTCCAAACTTAACTATATTTTGAAGCTTTTTAACATCTTCAGGATTACCTAAATCATAACCTATTGCTTCTCCCATTACTTCAAAACATTCTTTCCTTGTTTCTAATCTAGTCTTTTTAATTATATCAGTAGAAAACTTTTGTAATTGTTTTAATTCTTTATCTGTCATTTATAACCACTTTCATAAATAGACATGGAAGAAATCTCCAACCATAACCTAAGCCTATTTTATTTAAAACATCCTTGAAACATACTAAGCAATTTATTCTAAAAAACAATGTCTTTAATCTTCTAGCTTTATTAGATAATAGTTTTTTAATATCTTCTTTAGTTAAAGTATTTATACTAATACCTGTATCATATACAATATAGTTATTATAGATATAACTTTCTTTATATCTATTACATTGAATAGAACCAAATCTTTTTCTTAGTTGGAAAATATTATTATCAATTATCATTCCAAAGCTTGAAGTATAAGAACCTGCTATAGATTTTAAATATTCATTTAATTTTTTAGGTTTTCTAAACACAAAGCAGATGTTTTTTCTGTTGATTTTATCACTTTTTATATTATATTCTCTTAATATTAAACGAGAACCTAATAATACAAATGATAAATTTTCGCAAAATACATAAACAGGGTTTATATAAATTTTAAAGTCAGTAAATAATATAAATATATTATATATAACTAATAAAGAAAAAAGACTTTTTGCAGGCTTTATATCTGAATAACAAACAAAGAAACCTAAAAGAGCAAACATAATAAACTCTAGTTTACTTAATGTTTCCTCAATAAATATATTTTTAGTATAGAATCCAAGAAAAGACACTATAAAATATAGAAACAAATAAATTAAAGAAAGTTTTTTAGCCTTCTCCATAAATAAGACCTCTCATTTTATTGCTAGTTCTGTTAGCTAATTTATAAACATTTTTCTTATATTTCTTTTTATCTTTCTTTTTATCTTTTGTTTTTTCTTTTAGTTTATACATTGTCAAATGCTCCTATATCATTACTTCCCCAGTTAATACTATCTAAATCAATAACTTCTAATTCTGCTGGTGTAGTTGCTGAATTTATCTCTAATTTACAATCTAAATAAGCATCTATCATAGTTTCAAAGTATTCTCCAATAGCTATAAATAAATCAAGCAAAGGTTGATAATCTAAATTTATTTTAGTAGCTTGTGAAGTTGCTATACCTTCAATATAAACACCATCAGCATACCAATAACCACCAACAACATTTTCTTTTATTAAGTTGTATTTTTGTAAAATATTACTTTTTGTTTTATCAGTTGATTTAATATAATAATCTGACCTACTATTATTAAACTTAATATAAGTGTCTTGATACTCTTGCATTTTTACTTTAAGCTCTGCTAGTTTTTCATTTCTTTTGCAAGTTAAGTATTCAGGACAAGTTGTATCAATAGTCCATTCTCTATTTTCATAAATTAGATAGCCATTTTCATAAGCTGTAGCTTCTTCTTCTGTAAATTTCTCTAATCCGTTTTCTGTTCTTATATATGTCATTATCTATTCTCCTTATATCCTAGTGTTTGAATCGTAAATATACCTGTAAGACTAGCTATATCTCCCCTATAGTATATCTGACTGTTATTATTAACATTATAATTAGATACTATTATAGATGGTTGATTGCTAACACATCTATGAGTATAATTACCATCTGTAGGAGCAGAATCGTTTTCTCCTTCTTCTGTAATAATTAAATTAGATGTAGGATTGTGGATAAATCTTGTATTTATCTCTGCCTTAGTATTAGGAGGAACAGACAAAGCCTGTGCTGTTCTTGAACCAGTAGAAATAGTAGTTGTTGATAAGTCTAATATATGGTTTTTATATTTATATCTAACAGCTCCACCTGTTAATTCAAATGATGTAAATCCTATTATATCCCCACTAGCATCAGTAATAAAAGCACCTGTTCTTCTTTTTGCCCCTGCTATATTTGAACCTGTTGCATCATCTAATATAAATCTCTGAGTTCCTGAATTATAATCAGCCCATACAAATATACTAGCATTTGTTAAAGTAGGAACAGAGCCACTAGCCCAATCTCCTGCTGTATCTATATTTAAACTTCCTGAACTAACAATTAAATCTTGTGTATCATCACTAGAACGAGCTAAACAATCTGTTATGTCTATTGTTTTTAAAGGCACACCTACATTATTACTTATAACACCACCATTTATGTAGCCTTTAGGTAATTTTACATCGCTTAATAATGCTATTGTTCCATCTTTATCAGGGAATATTAAATTTCTTATAGTTCCAGTAGAAACTCCACTTACATCAACTTTAACTACTTTTGTTGGATCTACCGAATTAAACCAAGTAAATACACCATCGGAGAAATTAACTATAGAAGAAGAACCTCCTCCTCCTCCTCCTCCTCCAAGAGAAAACCCTCTTTCATCTTGATATGAATTAACACCAATTATATTTGTTATAGTTCCATTATCTGCATTAGTATAACCAAAACATAACCTAAATGTTCTAAATGAATTATCTGAAAAATTATTAGGCATACTTGTATTTGCAAAATTGTTTATATCATTTATACACCCTATATCAGAATTATAACTACCATTAGGTAATAAAACATAAGCTCTATCAGAAGCTCCTCCATCTCCATTTGAATTTTGTCCGTAAATAATATTTAATCCATATCTAATACCATTAAGAAATAAAGAATCTCCGTTAGCATCAATATCAATCTCATTTAAGTTTGAAATCTTTTTAAATGGCTCTGTAGGGTGGTTTACTATATAGTAAGAAGTTCCATCTAAAGCATCAAAAACATCTTTACGAGCTTGTGAAACTATACCAGATGTTGTTTCTAGTTTTATTGAATCTACTGCTAATGGATTAGTAGTAATAGTTATTGTTGGATCTACTCCAGATATATAACTTGCTCCTAAACTTCTTATTTTATCCATTAAAGCTCTTATAATACCATCTCCTGATGATTCCTCTACTGAATTATTATATCTTTGCCAAGATAATACACCATCAGCATCTGTTTCTGCTAATGTTTTTAATTGAGCCCTACCTAATATTACCACATCTCCAGTAGGTTCTGTAGAAGAAACATTTAAAGCAGGGCTAGAAGGATTTTCTATATATATATAATTTTGTTGAACTTCATTTATAGGAGCTGAAACTAAAGCAATTCTTGAAGAACCACCAACTCCTGAACCTGTAGTAGTATTAAGTAAATATCTTTTACCATCTATAATAAAAGGTAAATTTTCTGTTGGATTATTTAAATTACTAACATCAGCATATACTACACCTCCATCAACAACAAATTCAACTTTTTGTTTCTGAGTGCATATTCCATTTAATGCACCTTCTAAGTTAACTCCAGTATCAGAATTGTCATAAGTAGATATGGCAACAACTATTACACCATTAACGGCATCTTTTGAAATAACACCACCAACTCTAATTGCATAATCTGGGGCTTTTGGTTTAACATTAGTAAGTTCTCCAATATCAGAACAACTCCAGTATAGTAAATCTCCATTTTCCCAAGCAGAAGTATCAACACCTGATATAGATGATGTAATTGCAAAAATTCCACTCTCTCCATCAGGAATATCATGCATAGCTAACCCATATAAGCTTTGTGCATTTTTAATAGTATTTGCTTTTTCAGGAATAGCTGATATATGTAATGCACCAATGTTGTCCAGTGCAAGTGGACCAGCTATACAAACTGTTCCTTTTGTGATTACATTCCCTGTAATATTAGTTCCCCTAGATACTAACTCTCTGTTTATTGTTAAAGGACCAATATTTTCTATATCTGTATAATGAGATAAAGTTTTTAAAGAACTGTCATAAAATAATCTTCCTTCTTTATAATCAGGATTATCTAAATTAGTTAGAAAGTCTATATAGTTAAAAGCACTACTTAATAAAGAGTCTTCCTCAAAGCTTATTGTTTTAGTTCCTGAATTTATACTAGAACATTTTATGTAATATGTTCCTTCTAAACCACTAACAAACACATAATCACCTGCTCTAAATGAGTTATATACATCATTAAAGTAATTATCAGTCAAAACAGTTTCTTTGCTATCATCTGTTTTGTAGGTAAACATTGAAAATGCTTGTCCTGATTGTCCTGTGTCTGTTCCTAAATTTTCTCTTATAAACATAATGTTCTCCTTTTCTTTATACTAGAATTTATTTTAATCATTGTCAATTTATTTTTACCTTCTGCTATCATTGTGTTATTATTTTTCCTATTTTCTTACTATATCTTATTGGTGTTTGAATTGGAACTCCAACCCCACCTTCTATAAGAACTTCTATTACCTCAGCAACATCAACATCAAAATTATTACCGTATCCTTGCATTGCTCCTAATATATCACTTATTACTGGTGTTCCACCTCCAAAAGTATAACCTTTTGTCATTCCTCTTATTGCTTCTTCCCATACTTTACCAAACAAAGGAACTCCTCCAGCAACTTGAGTAGCCATAGCACGACCCATTTCTTTTAAAATATTATCATCATCATCATCTCCACCAAGATGTTTTAGACCTGATCCAAAACCATAAGCTATTGCTCCGAATATAGCAGGATTAACAACTCCATAAATTATATATATCTCAGCTAATCTTTCTTTAGAAATCTCTCCTCTTAAATAATCTTGAGTAGCATTTTTCATTATTGCATAATATTGATGTTGAGCGTTTTTAAACTGTGTTAAAGTTTTTAAATAACCACCTCTATTTTGTAAATCCGATTGCATAGAAGATAAACCTGATTGTTGTGTTTCTAATCCTTCATCTTCCATTTTCTCAAAGGCTTCTTTTTTACTTAAGCTTCCACCTTCTTCACTCATAAAATATTTAACTTTAGCATAACCACCAAAGATAAATGGAGTTATATCTCCTTTTCTTTGAGTCCAGGAAATAAAGTTTTTAACTGTAATTTCATTATATCCTAATTTTTGTAATTTTCTATCTATTTTATTTATGTCTTGTTCGGCATTAGATATCATACGAGTTATCATATCTGAACCACCTCGTTTTTCTCTAACTCCTATGTATTCTGAACCTTCGTGCATAAACTTCCAAGTTTTCTTAGGAGTCTTCATACCTTCAACTAAATACTTACTAAAAGTCTTTTTATTAACTCCATTTGAAAAATTTAATATAGATATTAACTGCTTTGATGCAACAGAAGGATTTAAACCAACCTTAGCACCAGTCCAATTAGCTAACAGCCTATTAAAAAAACCAGTAATAGAATCGTGTTCTTTTGCTATTCCTTCAAGACCATAACTATTTAACTTCTTAATTAAATTCTGATAAACCTTAGCTCCATATAAATTAGTTATAATATTTTTAATGCCTAAATCTTTAAATATCTTTAATAATCTTTGTTGTTCTCTTGATACATTTTTAATTCTTTCTGCTTGACTTATATACTTAACAACTATTCCATAAGAATCTATCTTAGGATTAGGTATAACTGTTCCTTTTACTTTTGATTTAAAGCTACTAGGAATATTTGATTGTCCCACATAATCGTTAAATATATCATCATAAGTTTGATGTTCTGATGAGCTAGGGAAGTAATTCTCCGGCTTTCCTAAATCAACACCATTTAACTCTATAAATATTTCATTCATTTCAGTATAATATTCTTCAAAGAACTCAGTTAATCCATCTCCAAAAGCTTTATCTTCAGATGTTAAATTGTTTATTAAACTATCAACTTGTAGCTCTCCAAAGGTATTATAATAATCTTCTTTTATCTTAGGGTTCTTAATTAAATTATAAACACTTATTATATTAGATTTAGTTAAATTAACCTCTCCAAGAGTTTTATCTTTATAAAATAATTTATATTCGTTATCATGAGAATTTTCAGACATTTTAAACGGAACTTCATTATGCTTTATGTCATAAGCATTTCTTACAATAGAGTTTAATTCTTCTATTTTAGCAAATCTTGATACTTCTTCGTTTTTCTGTGATCTTATAAGATTCATCTTAGAAAGTTTTTGTCCTCCTAAAGAATTTAATAAACTTTTGAAATTACCCATAGCTAAATCAAATGTTATAGCTAACTTACTAGCAGGCTTAACTCCTTTAATTATTCCTTTAACTTTTTCAATATCAGATATTTCTTGCTCTTTTTCAATAAAGTCTTTTAGATGTGTTTTTTCTTTCCCTTGTTTTTCTAAAGCTAATAAATCACTATATACTTTTTTAAACAATTCAACAGAACCATCTTTTTTACCTAAAACTTTCATTGTTAAAAATCTTGTTCTTATATAACTTGCAGTTTCTCCTGATTTTTTAAGTTTCTCCCATTCTTTAAAAGCATCTTCTTTATTCATAGAGTTATATCTTTTTAAATCAGCAAATGTTTTATTTGTATTATAATCATATTTACCTTTTCTAACTCCACTAACAACATTTTCAGACATCTGTTTTATTTTCTTGTCAATAGCTTCAGCAGTTTTATTTCTTATTTCTTTACCATATATGTTAGTTGCTCTATTAAGAATATTCTTATAAGCATTTCTAAATTGAATTGGAGTATTTACATTTTTAATAGTTGTTAAGAATTGAGATTGACCTTCTTTACTAATAGGTAAAGCTTTAATTAAATTTGTAATCTCTTTTTGCATTGCTTTTATTTCTTCTCTAGTCAGAGAATCAAGCCTTTTATCTTTTCTTAATTTATCTATTTCAACCATTTTACTTACTAATTCAGCACTAGCAACCTCAGTAAATCCTATGTCTTGATATTTCTTAGCTCTTTTAAGTTCTTTTTTAAGTTCTTTTGTTTCTCCAAGAGTATCAAGTATAATCTCTCTGTTTCTATTTATATCTTCTATTGCTTTAATTACTTCTAAATCTTCAGGGCGATAAACAGGCTCATCAAGAGCTTCTATAAAGAAATCAACTGCTTCAGTAGATTCTACTTCATAAGCATCTTGTCCTGTAAATTCCGACATCATTTCAGTTAAGTCATTTTCATTATTTTTAGAAGTTGACTTGAATAATCCTTTATAACCAACAGCTTTATCAAACTCTCCTAATTTTGTTAAATCAAGTAATTTAGCAGTATTTAAGTTTATTCCACCTCTTTCACGAACATATTGAATAAAGTCCTGTGGTTCTTTCGGAATTTTTATATTAGCCTGTTCTATTAACTCATTTAATTCAGCAAGTTTATCAGGAGAAACATCTTTATATTTACCCTCTCTTATGTCCTTAGAAGCTTTAGCAACATCATCACTTAGTTGTTGGTAATATTCAACAGAGTTAGCATAAGGACTTGTTAGAATAGTTTTGTAAAGTGTTCTTGCACTTTCATTTAATTCAATATTATTGTTAAGAGCCTTATTATATATGTCTTTAAATAACTCTGACATTCTAACAAATACAGCTTTTAATCTACCAGTAGGAGCTTTCCCTTCTTTTAGGAATTTTATATAACCATCGGCAAATTTCTCATGTTGTTTTTTTGTTAAACCACTTGGAGCAACTTTACCAACCCAGCTTTCTAAATCATTCCATACTTCCCAGTTATCCCCAGTCTTTTCAATATATAAATCATTCATAACTCTCATTTGTTCGAGAGTATGATGTCCTAACCTTTCATGGAAAGGAGTTGTTACATTAGAGTCGAATAGCATTGTAATTATTCTTGATACTGGATTGTATTTACCAGTAGGGGCTTTTTCTCCTTGATAAAATATATTAGCATCTTGTGGGTCAAATGTTCCTGTGTTATCTACTGATTTTATTTGTGTAGGGTCGAAAACAACTATCTCCTCATCTGCTATAATTGAATCATATCCCATAGCTTTCAAAACAAAGTCATAATCTTGCTCTGTCATTACACCTAAATCATTTAAGAAGTTTTCCCCAGTAGTGTATGTTCCACTGCCTTGTTCTCCAGTTATGGTATCATAACCATTATCTTCTAATGCTATATTAGCGACATCAACCTGCTCTTTAGAAACTGAACGCTTGGTGTTTATTGGGTGTTCTGCCTTTAAATAAACCTCCATAACAGTGTCTCCAAAATCTTTTGCTCTATTTATATTTTTTGTAAAGTAAAAGTTTTTAGAATACGCAGCATAATTAACATTTTGTTTTTTAAACTCATCAAAAGAAGACCTTGTTCCGTGATAAACAGGTGTGGGCTTATGTGCCCCATTTCGAATAACACTATCTCCGAACCAGTTTTTAAACTCTGGAGATTCTGTTTTAACTTGTCCTTTTTCACTATAAGCATTATCAGGGAGTTGAAACAACTCATTCCCATCAGCATCTTTCATTACTCCAGCTTCTTCATCAAAGGTTACACCTTCGATAACCCCTTCTCTAACATCAGTTGCCATATTTGCTTCGTAAAACTCTCTAGGAGAAACACCAATTCTATTACCTGACTCAGCAAACATCTGAGCTTGATTAACTAATAACTCTGTCATATCAGCTTTAGCTTGTGAAGTTAATTCTTTTGCATAATCAGAGGTTGATAAATCTTTCTCAACCATATCCCTGATATCCTGACCTTCTTCAAACCTCTTTTGATTGCCTTCTATTGTTTCTTTAAAGTGTTGAATACTTTTATTAAAATCTCCATCTTTATAAGTTAAATTAGAAGATTCTCTTTTTAATATATTACTAGCTTCATCAATAACTTCTTGATTGCTTAAAGATTTTTCTACTATTTTATTTGTTAATTCATCAGCCTGCTCTTTTGTTAGTCCAAATTCTTTTTGTAATTTTTTTGATGAGTTTATAGCTAAAGAAGATATCCCACCACCTAATATACCACCTATTAATGCAGAATAACCAATATCTCCTAAAGTAGCTAAAAACTCTTTTTCTCTTCCTCCTACTGTTTGCATTATAATTTCTTCTGATGCTGTTTGTGAACCCTCTTGAATACTCTCCACAATAAAACCATTTACAACTCTTTTAATAACAGTATTGCCTTTAAAACCTTTAAATAACAGATGTAATCCAACTGATTCTAATCCACCTTCAACAATACCTGCTATACTTGAATATTTCTCAGCTGTTTGATAATCAATGTTATTAGACAACATCTCTGTAATTGTGCTTTCTTTTTGCACTAATCCAAAAGCAGTTCCTACAGCTAAAGGATTTTTTGTTGCATAAGTTAATCCTATTGCTCCAACAATACTTGCTCCTCCTGAGAATAGATCACTCATAAAACCTTCATTACCTGTTGCTTCAAGACCTAATCTTTTTATAAAAGAATTGTTATTATCTTTAATAATATTCATTTGTCTTTCTACTTCATCATAGTTAATAAAGTCTTTTCTAGCTTTAGCCCACTCTTCTCCGGTTTTAATATCTCCTGAATCAATAGCTTTTTGTAATCCTTCTTTATCTAAGTGTTCTCTTTTTAATAACTCTCTATTAAAATGCTGTGCTAGAGTTTGTGTCATTTCAATACCACTTCTAGCAAAAGACTTACTCATTGTTGAAAAATCTTCTTTTTCATAGATAGGTTGCATTCCAAAATAATCTGCTCTTGATTTACTTTTTAATCCGACATCTTCCATAAATCTTATAGCATTTACATCAGATAGATTTGTATTTACTGTCATTTTGTTTTTAGGATCATAAACAGATACACTAGCTCCATTTGATTTTATATCAACTCTAGGTATAGGTTTTAATTTTTCTTTAATCCTTTCAAAAGAATCAGGTTCATAAGTAGTAGTAGTTTCTCCAACATTTATACCAGCACTAGCTAAAGTATCTTTTTCTTCTACATCTATTTTATTTTGTTCTGTCATTTATTAGAGCCTCACTTTTAAAAATAACTTCTCCATTTTCATCCTCTAATGTATTATAAAATTTACCATCAATATAATTGATATTATAATCATTATCTAGCTTAACACCTTCTGCTTTATCTCCATCAGGATTAAACCAAGATACATTTTCATTATAAATTACACCAACTGCATTTTTATCAGTAGCATCAGGTTCAAGTTCTGTTGTTAAGAAAAAAGACTCTTGTTTTATAATATCATCTATCTTTTTCTTTTCATTAGAGTTATGTGATAAAAGATTTATTCCATCTTTCATTGCTCTGTTATAAGACCTTTCAAATAACATAGTCTTTTGATAATCGCTATACTCAGGCTTAGAATTAACTTGTTTAGCTAACCTTTCTTCAATAGTAGTAGACCAAAGACTACCTTCTTCAACATCTTCTTTTTTTATCTTATCCATTAATATAGTAGATGTTTTCATCATCATTTTATTATATTCAGATGAGCCATCAGTAGTTTTAGTAGAAAGACCACCACTTTCATAAACAGCAGTAGCAGAGTTTCTAAAATCTATAAGACTTCCTACATTATCATATAAAGAATTTTTAATATAATCTTTACCAGTTAATTTGCCAATACCAAGATTCATATCTTCATAAATAACTCTTACTTCTTCAGTAGCTCTTGATATAGCAAGTCTTTCTTCTTCTGTATAAGGAGCTTTAGTTTTAGGATTCATTTTATTTTCAAGTTTAGTATAATATTCTTTAACTGTTTTATTATACTTTTTAATATCATCATACTCATCACGAGTTAATCCTAATTGTTCTCTTGTCTTAGAATTAAAATCATTAATTGTTGCCTCTGCTTGAGGAACATTTGTTAAATAGTCAGAGTCTAATTTATCTTTATATGAGTCAACTTTCATATCGGAAAACTCATTTTCTATTCTTCTAATATCAGCATCAGTATAAATAGGAGAGCCATCAGAATCTGTTGCTTTTAATTGTTCTTGTATATTTGTATAACTTTCATTAAGTAAAGTCTTAGCATCTTCATCTCCATTCCACATGGAAATAGCATTTTCCTTCATTAATTCAATATTAGTATCTACAACAGAGTTGCTAGAAAATTTAAATTCCTTATCTTGTTTCTTCTTAAAGTTATTCTTAGATCTATTCATATAAGAAATCTTACTTACTTCTGAATTAAGCAAGAACTCATCTTTAGTATCTTTATCTTTAAATAAATCTGCAGTGTCTATTTGAACCTTATCTAATGCTTCTTGAAGTTTAATTGGATTATCTGAATGAGTATTATATAAGTCATTCATAGCTGATGTGCTTGAAGCTTGAGCCGTGTTATACATTTTCTTATTTATAACATCAAGTTCCTTATCAAACTTTTCTTCAAGATTAGTTTCAACCTTTAATCTAGGAGCTTTTACTCCTTGAGCTACATCTAGCAAACCTTTTTCTTTATATATTTGACTCATTATTTATCCCCTATATGTTGGCTTTATGCCAGGTTTTACTTGTAAAGACTTAGTTCCTTCTGAACCACTAAACCCACCTAATAGACTGCTACCAATATTTAATAAACCACTTGCAAAGCTTCCTTTTCCAAGTATTCTATTTATTTTAGCTTGTGTTCTAAATGATTTAGCTTTCATCTTTGCACTTCTTTTATTTAATGCCATATCTTTCCCAAGTTCTATAGATGACTGTTCTATGTTTTTTCCTGCTGAACCTTCTCCGGCAACTACTCCTCTACGAGTTGCTGAAAATGTTGCAGTTCCTACGGCATCATTAAATGATTCTCTAATCTGATTAATTCTTTGTTGAGCTTGTAATTCAATTTCACTAGCTTGCACATCCATAGAATAAGCCTCTGCTTTAGTAGATTGATAATCTGAAAGCAATCCACCGAATTTAGAAAGACTATCTACACCTAAACCAAACTTTTTAAGTTTAGAATACTTATCATATTCTTCTCCTAATCCACTTAATAATTTATCAAAATCTACTGCCATAATTACACTCCATAATTTATACTTAACTCAATACTCTTAACAAACACTCTATCAAATTTACTTGTAATTGTAAACTTATTTTCTTTAGTCCATGTCCCAGCACCATAAACATCATATATATCATCTGTTTGCTCTAAGTCATATCCGTTAAATGTTAGTTTATCTGTATCTTCTGTTGTTATTGTTGCTTTAGAAATCCTTGAATATATAGAAGTAGTCCTGCTCTTTACAGAAACATTATTAGATATTAATTCACAATCTATATCATAACCTATATTAACATTATCTGTCGGCACAGAAGATAGAGTTATTTCTCCATTTATAACAGTATAAACTCCATAATCTATCTCGTTATATACTCTTAACTCATCTCCTTCATAAGCATCTAATCCAGTTAAAGTTTGTGCTGGAGCTTTAATAAAAGTTCCATCTGTTTTAGTATCTGTTATCTTCTCTAAATATAATCTATCGTTTCTAATAACTAATAAATAAACTTCTGTATCAAGAACCATAACATCTTTAACATAACCTTCTGTAATAAATCTAGTGAAGGCATTTATACCTTGATCTAACAATATACAACTTGATAACATTTCGCCATCTTGTTTAGCAACATATAGATAAGTAGAAGATTCAACATTTGTATTTACATTTACCTGCATTCTAGTAGGATTATTCAACATATGGGAGCTATATAAATTTAACTTAGCTGTTTTATAACTGGCTTCAACATCATTATAAACAAAACTCATAATTGAGTTACCATTTTTTTCAATAAATAAAGTTAATCCACCAACACTAATAGGCTCAACACTTCTAAGACTACCATCTGAAGTTGTTGGTGTTATAAATATATTACTAGGTGTTAAAGAATCTTCATTTGCAACAAATTCCTTAGAACTAGAGAATATCTGAAGTCCTCTATTATCAAATATATTAACAATATCATCATTAGTCTTAGAGGCTATCGGGGCATCAATAGAATCATTGTCATAACTTCCTATGTTATTAAAGTTATTAAATTCATTAATCCTAGAAGCCCAGAGCGATTGAGGAATATTTAAAGAGCCACCTAACCATAATCTTTGCTGGTAAAACAAGCAAGTAGAAGGATACCCCCTCTCATCACTCCAAGCTAACTCGTAACCAGTTTCGTAATCCCAAGATGTAATCTTGCTAGTATTTAGAAACGGTATTACTGTATATCCTGAAACTTTAGTTCCACTTATATATGAAGTTATTTTAAATCTTGATCCTTCTGATGTATTAATATATTGCCCCACACTATCTGAAGTAAAGAAACTACTATCTGCTGTTATTTCTCCTGCTCCTTCTTCTGCTGATGGTGTTATACCTATTGTTTGTGGAGTTATTACTTTTCCACTAAAATTATAATAAGGGGTATTTTCAACGGGGAAATCTTCAAATACAAATAAACTACTTGCTGTTGAAAAAGCATTTAACTCAAATAATCTTAATGTAAATATATTAACTAAAGTTTCTGATATATTCTCTCTAACATCATCAGATGTTATTCTTATTCCTTCTATTTCTCTAACTATATTATCTTGAAATATCTTTTCATTATTAAATGATTCTGTTAAATCTTCTCTTATTAAGTTCCAAACTCCTGATTGTTTCACATAAACTCTTAAATTACTATAGTTTGAATATTTAAATGTTATTCTTGATATTGTTTGAGCTACTGGAAATTCAACCTTATAATCTTCGTTTATATTAGAAGTTGAAGAACTTGCATTAAATAAATCTCCTCTTGAATAATATGTTGCTGAATTCCCATCAACACCTTTATATAAAGCAATAGAAGAACCTAAACCTGATAATGTAAATCCATCTTTAGATGTTTCTCCTTCTGCAAACTCAGGTATTTCATCAGTATCTGAACCAGTTCCAACTCTAACTAATTCTTTTGTTTTCATGTTAGGATGAGTTAATACTATTACATCATCTTTTTGTGAGAATTTAATATCCTCTAAATAATCTTCTTCAAGTCCATCTGCTGGTATTGTTTCTAATAATTGATCATCTTGATATATTTTTATTGTTTTATCTAGTAAAATCAATACATATTTTTGATTATTGCCAAATATAAAAGGCAGTATTCTAACTTTATTATTAGCATCTATTACATCAAATAGTTGAATATCAGTAAATTCTAAACAAGTTGTTATAGCAGTTCCACCTCTTCTTAATCTTAAATATCTATAATCGACATTTACTGTATAATTAAAGCTTTGAGCTGTTCTAGTTGCTTCAAATGATGCTACTGTGCTATATGTTATATCATCATCTGATATCTCAACATATTGCATATCAGTCCAAATATCATTTTCAATAATTTCAACTGTTGCAGTAGTATATCCTGAGCCTCCATCTGTAACAACTACACTTGCTATAGAACCATCAGCCCCTAAAGTAGGAGTTAATATTGCTCCTGTGCCATCTCCAATAACATTTAATGTAATATCTTTATAACCTTTTCCGGCTACATCAATTACAGGAGAAATAATCTTATTTTCATTAGGAGGTGTATCTCCAACACTAACTGAAACACTTCCTTCTGCAAAACTTAACTTAATACCTTTTATTTTAATAGATTCTCTATCATCTACAGTAGATAAATCTCCAAGTATTTCATTAGTTGCCGTTCCAAGAGCATCAGAAATAAATAATGTTCCTATATCTCCTACATCTCCACCAATATAACTTGTAAATGATACACTTGCAGGAGTTAATGAATTCAATATTTCATCAACTTTTATAGTTCCTTCTCTTGTTTGAAAACCACCGAAGTTGGTTGATACATAGTTTTTCATATAAGAAGCTGATCTTTCTAATAAATCTATATCAGTTCTTTCTAATAACTTTGGGGATATTTCTCCTTGTGAAAACTTTACTCTCTTTTGAATTGTTTTCATTTAGTTACCCCCTAATATCTGTGTATGGCTTACTCTTGATTGTTTTACTTCCAAATTGCCTTGAATCTACATTTTTTGCATTTATATAAAAGAAAGTAAATTGCTGTTGAAGTATTTGTTGCTTGTCTGTATCTCCTGTTAGATTATAACATAAATCATAAGCACCTTTGAATTTACAAACTTCTACAAAATATGAAGGAAAACTTTCTTCAGAAGCTTTAAATACATATCTTAAATATATTTTTTCTTTATTACAATGGATCTTATTTTCTATTATTCTATAATCTCCAATAGAAAATGTTTCTTTTACATTATCAAATACATTTTCTGTTCTTAAATAATCTTCTGGTAGGTCAAACGAATATTTATATCTTTCATCCGTTAAAGCATCCCCAGTTAATTCAACACTCTTAACAGCAAAACTCCATCTATATATAGACAGCAATGATTCTATCATTACACTATAAACTTGATTTACTTTTAAGACTAGTGGATCGTTTGAAGTGAAGTCAGTTACATTATCAACCCCTAATTCAAATAATATTAAATTTTTTAAGTCATCAGTTGCACTCATAAGAAACTCCTTTTTAAAAAGAGGGTAAGCCTAATTAAAGACTTACCCTAGATTTTAGCTAAGCTGGTGTGTAATTTACAAACTTATCAGTAGCATATTTTAGCTCTTGATCATCTGATGGTGTTGTGATAGTTACATCACTTAGATCAGATAATTCAGCAACTAAGTCAACTTCTTCAATAGCTGTTCCACCTGCATTAACAGCAAAACCTTTATTTGCTGTTAGAGATGCTGGAGTATCATCTAAATCAGTAAATGAGAATGAAGAAACTGCTGTCATAAGTGTTAGAGTAGCAACATTATCTGTTATACCCACCTTATACCAAGCTATATCGCCATCTGCATCAGTTACTTGAACTGTATCTCTTGCTCTCAAACCGTAACCTGTTGGAATAAATCCTGCACCTGTTACAGTATCTTCAACTACATTGTCATATAACCAAACCATAGGAATATCCCCTGATCTTGCATTATTAGACATTGGAGCTAATTTTTTATTATTAAAAGCCATAATTTAATCCCTTTCTATTTTGCCTCGCCTTTGATAACAGCTTCGTTATCAATGATTATTGAACCAGCTGAGTAATCACAACCGATTAACCAAGCTTTTTTCTCTGCAATCCAGTCAACATGAGATGTCATATCTTTACCAATCGCAAGACCTACAGCTTTCTTATGATAAGCATAGAAATAGTATGTGTTAGGAGTTCCTACTGTTGCAATTCCTAATCCACCTTCTTCTCTATTACCAATAAGTTTAAATGTAAATCCATAGAAACTGTTAATAGTTCCTTGATTTAAAGCATTAACTGAATTAAAGTCAGATGATGTTGCTTCTGTTACTCCTAATAGAGTTGATTTATGCTGTGGAGACCAAGCAATAAATCTATCTTCAGATGGAACATTGTTTTCATCTAATGTTTTTCCAAGACTTCTTAATAAAGCTACATTAAATTCAGTAGAAGAACCACCAGTAGTATTAGATGCTAAACTCATTGCATCTATAATTAACTGATCTTCTCTTCTACCCATTGCTGAAGCTGTATTGAAAGCTAACTCTTGCTGTTCTGAAAAGTTGATTTTTTCAATATCAAAGATATCTGAATAATCATCTGCATTCCAGTCCTCTAAATTAGCTGTTACTTTGTCGTATGAAAGGTTCATTGCAATAACATCATTACCTGGAATGTGTCTTGTAGCAACTCCTTTGCCTGATTTTGGGAATCTATGAGATTTCCCTGTAATACCTGTTTTTAATCTAACGGTATCTCTTAGCATTTTTTGTCCTTGATAAGCTTTGTGAACTTCTGCATCAAATGAATCAATAAATACTGCATTTACTTCTCTACTCATAATATGTAATTCCTTTCTTAATAAGTAGTTAAACTGTTCTAAGAATGGAGCCATACTCTTCTATAATGAGGTCTTGTAATAAAACAAGGGAAGCTCAGAATTTTAGGGATTCTTGCTTAATTAATAATATAAAGTAAAAATATTTAATTGTCAAGTAAAAAAATACTACCCATTTCTGAGTAGTATTTCACAAACCCACCAAGATTTATTTCTTAGAAGCTATCTTTTGCTTCAGAAAGTTTTCCTTTTCTTCCTGCTTTAGCTCTTTGTTCTATAATTTGCTTGCATCTAAAAGGAGTTGTTTCAGGATTAGAATACTCAGACCATAACTCAGCATCACTTTTTAAACCTGATGTTACCTCGTTGCCAACTGGAATTGGATTAGGATCTCCAAATAATCTATTCATTTTATTAACTATACCAATAAAGCCTGCCCCTTGATTCATTAATCCTTTAAGTATATCTTTTTCTTCTTCATTAAATATCTTACTTGCATTAACAAAATCAACAGAAGATTTAATAACTTCATCAGCATTATCTCCTAGTTTAGCTTTTTCTTCAGCTTTCCATTGTTTAACTTCTTCATCAGAACGAGTATCTATTAAACCTTCTTTTTCTCCAAGCTCAAGCATTTGATTAGCAACAAACTCAAACTCAGTCTGTCCCATTCCTTGTTCGTGACACTTTTCTTTTAAACCAGTCATTAACTCTTGCATATTTTCATTATCATTAATAATAGTTTCATATTTTTCTGATTTGAAAAAATAACCATCTGCATTTTCAGGTTTATCTTTTTTAGAAACTTTAGCCCTAAGGTCGTTTATTCTTTTTTCATCTTTTTTCTTATCTTCATCTCTTTGAGCTAAATAATCTTTAAGTTTATCGTTAGATATAGCATCGTTATCTATGATATCTTCAGGAAGTCCTTCAAACTGATTATCCGTTGTTGTATCTGTAGTTGTTGTGTCTGTAGTTGTTGTGTCTGTTGTATCATCTGTTGATACATCATCAATTAATCCTTCTTGTGACATTTATTTCTCCTTCTGTTTTAATTTAGTTGGTATATATACTTTTATGAGATGAAGAACTGCATCTTTTCTCATAACAGCATACGGGTTAAGTGGCTCAGAACAGTCATTATATACTGATTGTTCTATATCCTCTAATACTCTCTTGCCTTGTGGAGTATCAAAGGTATCTATATAATCTTTAATCTTTTGGTTTCTATTTTGATTATAAATTTCTTTAGCTTTGTCTGTCATCATATCTGACATCTTTATTTTCTTATCATTACTCATTCGTAGATTTTCCTTTTGACTTATTAACAATTATTTCCCTTGTTGCATCATCATCTTTTTCTTCATCCATAGCTTGCTTTTGATTAGAAGCATTTTTTGTTAAATTAGCTTTAATCATATCTTCTGAGAATATTAGATCAGCAGGGAAGCCTGATTGTTCTGTCAATCTCTTTGCTGTTGATGGAACATTTATAATAGCTTGCAACATAGCACCTGTTGGATCTAAACCCATAAACATTTCAATAGTTCTAATCATAGCTATATTTTGTTGTTGTTTTTGCCCTAATGCGATTGGAGTATTAATATCTACTGTAATGTCTAAGCCATTAACAGTATTTAAATCAAAATCTCCAATAAGTTCTCTTCTAAGAAGAATTTCTATAATTCTTTTAACTAGAGGCTCGTATATTTCTGAATATAGTCTGCCATAAGTAGAACCTAAGTTAATCATTAAATCTTGTTGTCTTTGCATAACTTCTGTTGCTGTCATATTTGACTTTAATTCTCCCGGCAATGTTGAAGCCATCATAGTCTTTTTAATACCCATAGCTATTTCTTCTGTTTTATAAGTAGATATATCATGATTAGTATTTATTTGTAACGGAGTTATACTAGGATTTCCTGTCGCTGTTGATGGAACGGGAATAACTGCACCAGGTTCTATAACTATATTATCAACATCTAACATTCCATCTTGTTGAGCCAAGAACATTGGTAAAGTAAATCCTTGAGCTATTAAAGAATTTTCCATAACCTTATTTAAAGTTTTTAAATCTCTCAATGCTTTCATTCCAACACCACGACCATAAACTTCGCCACTTGCTTTAGTCCATCTCATACATAAAATAGGAGATTCTTTACTTTCTCTTTGGATAATCTTTTTCTTTTCTGATTGCTCTATAACACAGAAAATCCATTTATCTTTATATTTATATACTGATTCTAATAAGTCATATTCTTTATCATCTTCATATTCTTGATTTTCTGCTTCAATCCACTTAGATTTAATATCTCTACCTTTAAGTTTATATGATCTCCATAAATAACCTACTGAACCTTTACCATCTTCATCAATACAAAATTCTTTAATTGGAACTGCTACGAAGTTTAAAGGCTTGTCTTTATTTCCTTCAAGAACCATTAAAACAGATGTCCCTGCTACTAAATCATAAAAGAACTCTGAAATAGCTGTATCAAAATTACTTATGTTTTTATATTTATTAGCAATGTCTGTTACTGCTTTTAGTCTTTTATTTAAACTATCTATTTCTGCTTTTGAAGTATTTACACCTGCTTTTAAACTAATCCAATCAAAACCAATAGGGAATATATCCCCTTGAAGTCTATTAACAAACTCATCTGCTGACTGTTCTCCGACTGAAGTAAATAAATATTCTCTTCTTTCTTCATAAGAACCATCTGTATTTCTTGTATATATATCATTACGACTAGGCATTGTATAATCAAACACCCTATCATAATGAATATCCCAAGAGTTTTTTATACCCTTAGCTTTCTCATATTTCTTTAATATTTGTTCTATTGTTAACATAATTTATCCTAACTGTTCTGAATCTATTAATCCTGTTGAGCCTGTTCTTTTAGTAGAATAACCTCCGCCACCTCCAACTTGAGCCCTTTGCGATTTAATCAATGACTTTCTTTTTGTCATTGCTACCTTTTTCTCTTCGGCTATTAAACCTGCTTGCTCTCTTGCTAATGCCTTTTGTGCCTTCCTTGTTTTTCTGTTAGCTTGATACTGCATAGCTCCTTGAACTGCTCCAGTTACTGCCATTGCTGTTAATGCCGTTGCTGTTGCTACTGCCATTATAAAATCTCCTTTCTATATGTATCAGGAACGAAACCCCATCGTTCTAATACTCTTTTAAACCCATCATCATTGAATCCAAAGTTGGCTCCGATTTTAATTACATCGCAGTTTGTGGCTCTTGCCTCTGTTTCTATGAAACTCTTAATTTTATTCAATAGCTTAAATGACCCTCTATGTTCTTTCATAACATAAAGAAATAACTCACTAAAACTTCTTTCTTGATTGAACTCGTTTGTTATAATATAAGCTAAAACACCTTTATTGCCAAATTCTTTAATCTTTATTTGATCTGATAATAAATCGAACATATCACGACTTACAGTCAAATCAACATCGCTGTCATTCTCAATAAGTGGTTGCCATTTATCCATAATATCTTTATTCATAACAATCTCCTGTCATTTATCTTAGACAATTTATTTTCATTTGTCAATAATTTAAATCTTCAACCCTTTAAACCTTATTGTTTGCATTTTCTTAACTCCTCCACTTTGCTGTAATATATAAGGCAGTATTCTAAAAGCATCTGCTCCATGAGAACTCCAGTCATGCAATGGACTATCCTTGAACCTTGCCATCTTCTCATTCCATTCTCTACGATATTGTTTCAAGCAACTATATCCTTCTTTTGTCTTGACTTCATCAAATACACATCTTGAAAGTATAGACCTAACCATTTGTATATCCCCATAAACATCATTTGTTCGTGGAATACATCTAACATTCTCAAGCCCTAATGTTCTTAATTGCTGTTCTATAGTCATTGCTTTTTCTGTAGCTGATAATGTTCTATTTCCTCCATCATGAGGAAGATTATGGAAACAATAATTATATGGTTTTGATTGAATAACACTAGCATAATGACTTAATCCAAAGCCACTAGCTTCGTAATAATCCAATACTCTTATCTCTCTACCAACAAATTGAATGAACCATATCGCCATGCTATCACTAACACCTAAATCCCATATTGTATGAACTAGTGCTTGTCCGTCATAAGGAACATTCATAACTTGAGTTTTCTTTAACTTCTTTAGTATATCTCCATAATATGAACCGTGAATAGCACCTTCAAAAGAGCAATAATACTCTTGTTGTATAATTTCTTCAGGTTTTCCTCGTTCCCTTTGTCTTTGAATAACACTAGGATCAACAATATTTGTGTCATCAATAGTTAATAAACTTGCTAAGCAATCATCCATTTTCTTCATATTTTCATAGGTATCAGAAGCATGATTTTCTCCACGAGGAGTTGTATTAAATACTACCCAACCACCAGTTTCAATTAGCATAGGTTCAAGAGCTAATTCCCATAACATAGGTTTTTGTAAAGCCCACTCAGAAACAATAGCTCCTTTAATACCTGCTCCAACTCTTTTATCGTATCTATCTCCACCAACGAATGAAACAATACTACCTACTTCACTCATATTATCTGGATTCTTTAAATGAACTGTCATTGATTGATTATCTATCTTGTGAACCATCTCTTTCGGAAAGAAGTCAAGATATTTCACACCATCTTTAGTAACACCTTCCCAAATAGCTTTTCTAACCTGTTGAGCCTCAGGAAGTATAAACCAATAGTTTCCTACATCCATTAAAGCACGAGCAATTAAATAGTTTAAACAAAATAAATCCTTGCCGGCTCTTCTGTGCCAAACAAGGATAGTTTCTTTGTAGTCTAGGTTAATTAACTTATCCCATATATCTTCTTGATAATCTCTAAGCTTTATTAGTGGTAGCTCTAATTCCATTTATTACCCTTTTTTGTTATTTTATTTCATACTCTGTAATCGGTTATTACCATTTATCCTATTTAACCTAATTTGATTTTGTAATATTATTACACTCTGCAAGTTGTGAGTTTCTTGCTAAATCCATTGCATTATCATTCATTAAATTATTAGAAGATTTAACTGCTGACACTAGAATAATAACCAAAGATACTATTATACAAACTTCTATCACATCTATTTCTCATTCTTAGGCTTATAGCCTTTTATTACTATTCCAGTTACTTCGCCTGAGTGTTCTGTTTCCTGCTTATCTTTCCAGTTATTATTTATTCTATTTTTAAGCCAAAAGATAGCTCCTTGAGAGTTTCCTTGAGTAAGTTGTATTTCTGCATATTCCTCAATTAAAGTGATTGTCCTCTCTATTATGTAAGAGAACTCAGGTGTTTTATTTTTATAATCATACATAGATTGTCTACTTGCGAAACCTAAGTAGTGAGATAGCCCAGCTATAGTAGGAGGTTTAATATCATATACTATTTTACCTGCTTTAGTAGTTAAAGGTTGTCCTTCTTTATCTAAGAAAGGAATATGACAAACTTTTTCTTTAAAGTATTCATCAATCTTTAACTGCATTTCTTCAGGAGTTTTATAAAAAGGTCTTATACCACCTTTATCTACTTCTTTTTCTGACATTATAACATCTCTTTTCCATTAAGAAGTTTTTTAACCTTTTCATACTCAGTCATTATAATTTCATCTTTAATTACATTGTTTCCTGTTTCATCTCTGTAATATATGAAATATTTATCTTCTTCTTTACTTATTTTTACAAGCTTTTCAAATGTTATTTCTCTTTTAATTGATACTTTCATAATTATTCTCCTTCTTTGCTTTGGAATATTGATAAATCAGCTATCATAGGTTCGCCAATCATTTCTTTTCTTTTTTCATCTTCTAATATTTGATGGTTTTTTATCATAAATAACATATCATCTAAAAATTGTATATGTTTAGGAAGATCTTTAACAGCTTCTTCCTCAGTGTTAAATAACATACATTTATCAGCTTGAATTGTGATAGTGTCAGTTGCTACTTCAAACTTCTCATATCCTGTTTGCTTTGATATGTAATGACCTGTTATTAATCCTTCATGAACTTCTCTTTTATATATTACGAATACTTTTTTATTTAACATTATTTTCTCCTTCATTTTGTTGTTCTCTTTCTTTGTAATACTTATCAGGCATTTTATTTGATATAAAATCATATAAGCATTCCATAGTAGATAAATCAATATCTCCTACTTTATAAGAGTTATATTTTTTATTAATAACTATAGCTTCAGTAGTATCATCATCAAAAGTAACGATTCCTAATGTTTCTAGTCCTTCTTTACCTAGACCAAAACAAAGATGATGTTTCTTTACATAGTTTCTTTTCATATTAACACCTTATCTCTAAGTTTACACTCTTTTCTTAGGCATATTAGTTTCTTATTAGATTTTATATAATCTTTTAATTCTTTAATTTCTTGTTTTTGATTTTGAATTTCTTGTTTCAGTTCTTCTTTTTCTTCATCAAACCATTTATTCATAATATTTCCTTTCTTAATTTAAAATATTCTTCTTTACATTCTGTTTTACAAAATACTAATGCTGGTTGCCTTTGTCTTTCTTTTATAAGACCTCCACCACATCTTTTACCACATTCATCACAAACATAATCTGTTAAGTTAGGGTGTTTTTTGTTTCTATATCTTGCCATAACCTTCCTTTTAAATAAACTAGGTATAAACCAAAACTAAAGGGAGGAAATCCTGTAAAGAGTAAATACCTAGTTCATCTATAATATAGCAAGTATTTATTTATTTGTCAAGCGATGATTTTCCAATTATTTATAAAAAGCTCATCTGTATTTGATATAACTACTTGATTGTAAGTTAGATCATAAAACTTCTTATTGTCAACCTTAAATGTTATCTTCCCATTTGTGATTGGTTTTCCATTTGCTTTTTCTATTGCTTCTTTTAATTCCATATCTATTTATCCTCTCTTGTTAGTTTGTTTAAAATAAGCTGGTATTACTGGTGTTTTATCTTTACTTTCACAATTATTAGAACATTTCCAATCTTTACATTCTTTTTTTGTTCCTCTAAAGACTTCTTCACATCTAAAACATTTTACTATATATTCATTTTTATACATTCTCTCATTCTCCTTTTAAAGTGGCAGTCTTAATTAAGTTGATCTACCGTTGTTTAACTAGTAGTATCAGGATATTCTGACAATACACAATCTCTTTCAATAGTAAAAGAACTTTTGTTGTATATCTTACCACTCCAAGTCCTTTTGTAATTTTTAGTCAATATTAAGCATATAAAGTTTTTAATACAATCTATGTTTGTTGTCGGATAGTAAAATACTTTACTATGATTTTTGTTAAAATGTAATTCCATCTCATTCCTCACTTTCTAGTTGTTTAAAATATAATCCTATCTTTTCAATTAAATCTAAGATAATATTACCTAGATATTCTATTGGTATTTGTATAAGTGTTAATAATATTCCTATAATTTGTAAAATTACAACTATGGTAATAAGTATTAAGTATAAAATTGATTTCATTTAGTCCTCACTTTCTAGTTTTTTAAGTTTTTCCTTTGTTTTTATAATATGCCAATCTTTTCTTAAATCTTCACAAGTTCTATTGTGAACTTCTTGATATTTATAACAAATAGAATTTTTACTTCCATAATTAACTAATAGACTTATTATTGTAATTATTAAAAATATAATACCTGTTGTTATAATACTAGCCCATAATTCATTTTTTTTATCTTGATTCATATCTATTTTTCCTTTCCTTTTAGTTTTTCTAGTTCCTCTTCTGCTTCTTCTCGTGTTAACCATTTTACAAATACCCAGTCTTTCATTTGACCTTTAAATGTATAAGGTAATTCTTTGTTTCTTGCTACATTTAACAATCCACAACTAATATTTAATCTTCTCATCATATCTCCACTACTTAAAAATAAATATTCTTTCCCTTTAGGGTCTATCATAATAAAAGGTTTAGAACTATGATGTAATAGGTTTATCTTTCCTATTCTTCCACTCTTTCCATCTAATTTATTAAAATAATGTTGTATATTCTCTTTTCTAGTGCAGGATTCTAAATTTTCTAATCTATTGTCATCTTTAATCCCATTTATATGATTTACATCTAGTTTGTTATCAAATGGTTTAAATGCTTGTAAAACTAATCTATGAACCGCAAACCTTTTTCTTTTCCCATTATTTGATAAGGTTGTTCCAAGGTATCCTTTTTGATTATAAGAAGATTTTAATTCTCTATATAGACTTCTAACTTTACCAGTATTGCTAACCATATACACACCATAATAACCTGTGATATATCTCCATTCTTCTATCATTCAATCTACTCCTTAAATAAAAGCGACCCAATCCGAGCAGGGAAAGGGTCATAATAATAAATCAACCTGCTCGCTGATAAATATTAGTATAACCTATTTTAATAATAAAGTCAAGTAAAACAAGCCATATCTAATATCCCTTTCTATCATAGTGTTTTTCAATATCTTCTGCGAATAGTCTTTTTAGTAGCTTTAACATACTTTACCACACTTTCCACAATAATAATTCATTGGTATTTCTCTGCTAAAACTAATATCTAAAGAACCACAATTACATAT